ATTTTATAGGCGAGGTGCTGGATTCTTAAAAGTAAATGATGTCGGCGAATTATTATTGCATGGAGAGCCTGGCGATGCTACGGGATTACTTTTACTTTCAGACCCTATTGCAGATTCTATTGATTGGTCGAATAAAGTTGACTATTCAAAGGAAATTTCTATTAAACCAATGTCAGAATTAAATTCAAGGTATTATGATTATGTTTATACCGAAGATGATGACTATTATAATGAAATTTATTTTAAAAAATATAATGAATCTTATGGCGATAGGAAAGAAGATACTGGCTTCCAATTTGCCGAAGATAGAACGGAAGTAAAAGTAATTTTTAGTTCAAGTATTATTACTAAAGATGCTACCGATACAAAATTAAGGGCAAATTTATTCAAAGCAACAAGTGGAGTACAAGAGCGGAAAGATAATAACATTCGTATTATGTTATTTAAAAACGCAACAACAACTTCTTGGGCAATTAAACAAGAAAGTTCACAAGGAGAAGGTAATTTAACAACGGGATTGACAACGTTTGGATATGCTGGGCATTTAGATGACCCATTAGAACCAACATTAGATATTAATTTTGGAGTGCCAAATGAAGTTTATTTTAGTTTATCAAATCCATATCCTACGGCTAATTTATTTAATGCTTGGTGGGATGAATATTTAGCTGAAATAATAAACAAAGATAGTAAGCTTCTAACTTGCTATTTATATTTAACCGTACAAGATATTTATTCTCTCGATTTTGCTCAACTTATTTATATTGATGGAGCATTATGGAGATTAAATAAAGTCATTGATTTTAACCCGAATATTTCGCAAACAACCAAATGTGAATTGTTGAGAGTGATTGAATTATTTTATCCAAGTTAAGAAATGGCTGAAAACGCAAAGGTTGGTATTGATTTAGTAGCGGACACGAGAAGTTTACGTAGTCAATTAAGAGAATCCGTACAAGAATTAGCAAGGTTACAAAATACTGCTGGCGCATCTGCTAAGGAAATAGCTAATGCAGCAAAGAGGGCGGCTGAATTAAAGGATCGTATTGGCGATGCAAAAGCAACCATCGATGCGTTTAATCCTGATGCTAAATTTAAAGCATTTGGGCAATCTATTCAAGGAGTTGCTGGCGCATTTGCTGGAGCGCAAGGAGCATTGGCTTTATTTGGAGTTGAATCTGAGAACGTTCAAAAACAATTACTTAAAGTACAAGGTGCATTAGCATTTTCTGAAGGCTTAAATACTATCTTAGGTTCAATAGATGGGTTTAAAAACTTAGCATTAGTAATTAAAACTCAAGTTTTACAAGCATTTACTACGTTAAGGGGTGCATTAATTGCTTCGGGAATTGGAGCATTAGCAATTGGATTAGGTTTATTGATTGCAAACTTTGACAAAGTAAGAGATGCGATACTAAAATTAGTGCCAGGCTTAGGAGTTGTAGCTAATGCAATAGGCGATATAGTTACAAAAGTTACCGATTTCGTTGGCATCACTTCGGAAGTTGATAGGGGATTAGAGTTATATGCTAAAAATTCAAAGAATCGTAAAGAGCAATATGAAAGAGAATTAAAAGTTCTTGAATCACAAGGAGCATCCGAAAGGGAATTATCTAATAAACGAAAGCAAATAGCCTCAGAGGATATAAATGTTCTTGAAGCTAAAAAGAGAAATGGCATAAAATTAAGCGAAGAAGAAACAAAGAATTTAGCCAACTCAAAAAACGAATTAGTAGTCATTGAAGGTAATTACAAAAAATCGGTTTTAGCCACACAAAAGAAAGGCGATGATGAATATTTAAAAAAGCAAAATGAAAGGATTGACCAAGAATTAGCAAATGAGTTATCACGGATTACCAGGTTAAATGAACTTGCGGAAGCTGGATTATCTGATGAGGATAAAAAGATAGTAAAAGTAAAGCAACAATTAGAAACAGATTTATTATTATTTTCTGATAACGAAAGATTAAAAGCAGATTTAACAAGAAAGTCGGCTATCGAAATTGACAAGATCAAAAGAGAATCAAGCAAGTCTGAAGTAAAAGAATTAAAGGATGTAAAGAATGTCTTTGATGTAATTCAAAACAATAAGCCTAAGACCATAGCATTAGTAACGAGTGCAATGGATAGGTCGATTAAAGCAAGTGCTGATGCCGAGATTAAAATTGCTTCAATAACTCAAGAGCAAAAATTAGGTATTATTAGCAATGCTCTTCGTACTGGTATGCAATTAGCTGGAGAAGGAACGGTTGCTGGTAAAGCATTAGGTATTGCCGATGCTACAATTAATACTTATGTCGGAGCAACCCAAGCATTATCTACTTTGCCTCCGCCATTTAGTTTTATTGCAGCGGCAGCAACTATTGCTCAAGGTTTATTAAGTGTCAATTCAATTATCAATACTCCATTACCAAGTATGCCTGGAGTTAGCGATACAAGTGGAGGCGGAGGCGGTGCAAGATTATCGGCAGCGCCAGTACCTCCAAGTTTTACTCCTAACGCACCAACTTCATTAGATGCAACTTCTTTAAATGCAATTGGAAATGTAGCAGCACGGGCATACGTTGTCGAGTCAGATATTACGGGAAGTCAAAAAAGAATACGGAGAATTGAAAACTCTGCAAGAATTTAAAAACAAATAATATGAAATTACCAATTTATCAATTAGAAATAAGCGAGGATTTAAACGATGATGTCGAAGTTGACTTCGTTGCTTTGGTAGATAGACCAGCAATCGAAAGAGATTTCTTAAAGTTTAAAGAAGACAAGGCTAAATTTGTTATTCAGTCCGAAGATAGGAGAATTGTTTCAGGCGCATTAATGTTAGCCGATACTCCTATTTATCGCAATGATCAAAACGGAGAGTATTACGTTACGTTTACCAAAGACACGATTGAAAAGATAGCACAAAAGTTCTTTAAGAAAGGTTATCAGTCTAACGTAAACTTGATGCACGATGAGGCTTTAGCAGTTGAAGGAGTAACGATGTACGAATCGTTTATTGTGGATTCATCACGGGGAGTAATGGCAATGAAAGGATTTGAGGATGCACCTGAAGGCTCTTGGTTTGGAAGTTTTAAAGTAGAAAACGAATCGGTTTGGAATAAGATTAAATCGGGCGAGTTTAAAGGATTTAGTGTTGAAGGCATATTTAATTACAAGAAGGAAAAGCAACCGATGAGCGTAGAGAAATCGCTATGGTCTGAGATATGTTCGATTTTAGAACAAGTCTAAACGATAAAGTATTAATTAATCAGTATTTATAATCAAACAATAGTAAAAACAATTTATGAACGTTTCAGAAGCAATTGAAAAAATTAAAGTTATGTTAGCGGATAATGCCGTTCAACAAACTGAAGAAATTGCACCTGAGCCAGCGACTCAATTGGTATTCGAAACTTACGACCTTAAAGATGGTTCTAAAATCGACTTATCAGCATTAGAGATTGGCGCAGATGCTATGCTTGTTGACGATTCAGGTAACTCAGTTTCTGCTCCCGATGGCGAGTATGAATTAGCTGATGGTACTATGATGAGCGTTGTTGGCGGTAAGGTTGAAGGAATTGAAACTCCTCAAGCCGAAGCACCAACTTCAGAAGAAGCTCCTATGGAAATGGAAGTGGATTCTCAATTTGATGAAATGAATGCTACTATCACTTACTTGCAAGCCGAGAATGAGGCATTAAAAAGCAAGTTAGGAGAATTAGAAAGCAAGTTTAATCAAGGATTTAGTGAAATGTTAAGCGTATTGGAAGGATTTTCAAAAACTCCAGTTGCTGATCCTATTCAAAATCCAAAAAACAACTTTAGAATTGTAGAGCCAAAGGCTGACAAAATAGAGCGGTTCTTACAAAGAGTAAAAACTTTAAATTAAAAATTTTAAAAAAGAAAAATTATGGCATTTGTTGTAAGTACATTAACGGATTACGCCAAAGAAAACGAAGCATTATTAGTAACATCTTCAGTTCTTGGCTCTAAAACTGCTACTTTGATTAAGTCTCAAGGAAACGTTTTAGTTGGAGTAAAATCTTCTGAGAAAATTGGTATCATGGATACTGATGCTTTCTTTCAAGATGATAGCGATTGCGGTTTCAACGCATCAGGTACAACTACTTTCACTCAGCGTAGTGTAACGGTTGGTAAAATTAAAGTACAAGAGGCATTATGTCCAAAAGGATTAGAGGCTAAGTACTTACAAAAAGCATTATCTGCTGGTTCTATGTATGATTCAATCGCATTCGCTGCTGATTATACTTCTAAGAAAGCATCACGTATTTCTTCTCAATTAGAAACTGCTATTTGGACTGGAGATACTGCATCTGCAAATGGTAACTTAAATAAGTTTGATGGTTTTGTTAAGTTAGTTGCTGCTGCTTCGGCTTCAGTTGTTCACGCAAACACAACTACTTATTACGGAACTGCTTTGGCTGCTTCAGCTGGAATCACAAGTGGTGTAGTAATTGCAGTTTTAGATGCAGTTTACAAGGCTATCCCAGCGCAAATCGTTGATAAGGATGACGTTGCTATCTTTGTTGGAAACGATGTTTTCCGTACTTACACAATCGCATTGAAAAATGCTAACTTGTTTGCTTACACTTTTGATGGTCAAGCTACTGGAGAATTAACTTTGCCAGGAACTACTATCAAGGTTATCGCAGTTCAAGGATTGAACGGAACTTCTAAGATATACGCTGGTCGTATTTCTAACTTGTTCATCGGTACTGATTTATTAAACGAAGAAGAGCAATTTGAATTGTTACACGACCCTTATGCAATGAACATCAAGTTCATGGCAGCATTTAAGTTCGGTGTGCAATTTGCATTCCCTGACGAGATGGTTGATTTCATCCCAACTGCTTAATAATCTTACAAATAAGTTCGGGCAGATTGCTTGGTTGTGACTGCCCGAATTTTTAACACTTTAAAGAAAAATAATTATGCCGTGTGCTTTAACTCAAGGATATTCTTTAGATTGTCGTGACTCATTAGGTGGAATAACAGAAGTGTATTTTATCGAAAAAGGAAATATTAGTGCAATTACCGTTGCTTCAGGCTCGGTTTCTGCATTAACTAAAGTAGCTGGTAAAAGATTTTGGAAATACGAATTAGTACCTGGTACTGCTTCTTTGACTGAAAACATTAATGCTAATGTCCAAAATGGTACGGTTTTCTATGCTCAAGAACTATCGATAGTATTGAACAAATTACAAGTGTCAACAAGAAATGAAATTCTTTTGTTGGCTCAAAATACGTTGTTATGTGTTGTAAAAGACAATAACGATAACACTTGGTTGTTAGGTCGTGTAAACGGAATTAACATCACTGGTGGGAACGGTGCAACGGGTACTGCTCAAGGAGACCGTTCAGGTTACACTTTGACTTTCTCAGCACAAGAGAAAGAATTAGCCCCAACGGTAGCATCAGGAGTCTTTACTGCATTGACTACTCCAGGCGCTTAAAGATAGTCGTTTGGTTGACGGGTAAGGGGGGAGCAGATGCTTCCCCTTTTTTTATATAAGAAATTTTGTTAATGCTATTTATATTTGATGATACATTTAAT